TCCTTATAATCAACCAATAAATTATATAAATCTGTAACATCTTTTTTTTCTCCTTGATAAAAGTTTAAACTACTCAAACTCTTCCCCATTTTATATCACGAACAGTTAAAGCTGCAAACTCCATGCCTTTATCAGAACTAAAAAATCTTTGTTGTGAATTATCCGTTGTAGTACGACCAGATGTTTTACTAAAGTTACCCCAATGTGAAGTTACACTAATAATTAAATTAGCAGTAGTAGTATTGTCACTAATTTTATATTCATCTATTGTTCCATAAAATAATAAAAAAGGGTCTGATATAAGAGCATTACTAGAATCTAAAAATCCTCTATAAACAAAAACATCATCATTGATAATATTTTCATTCAGAGCAACTGATATATAAGTTTGATCAACCCCAGATAGACTAATTGATAAAGTATTTTTTGTAGGTCTGTTTGTTTCATTAACTCCTGTAATACTTCTTAAGTGACCATTAGATAGATAAGTTCTTGATGTGCCAGATATATTTGAAGTTATATCAAAACTTGCATTAGTTAAATATATCGGAGTACTAAATCCTATTTCAATTAATAATACAGGGTCAATCGAGCCTGTCGCTAATTCTGTTTTTACGGAACTTGATAATCCTCTTGCCATTATAAACTTTCAATAACATCAAACTCATATGTAAACAAAAGATTACCGTCGTTATCATTTTGATTAGTTCTAAATTCTTGAACATCACTCGCTAGATGTACTGTAAATTGTATTGAATCATAAGCGACAGAACTATTATTAGTTAATGCAGTTCTAAGTGGTGGTTCAATCGTGACTGTTGCAGCATTACTTGATGAAGTGACATCATCAATAATCATATAAACTTTATCATGTGCAAACTTGATAAGATCGCCTGCTTTTAATCTTCCAGCACCATCGCTGGCAAATCCGTCTATTGCGATTGTCGTATCTGCAACAGAGTGAGCTCCGTTCACTAACAATGTCCCTGTTTCACTACCAAGTGCATTAAAATAACTTGGCAAGGTTATGGTGAAATTTTCTTTTCTTGCTCTTTGCTTCATAATAAAAGCCATGATCGGAGCAAACTCTGTTCTTTTCATAGGAGGATATGAAACTGTAAAACTAAATCTTTGACCTTGTACTTGTCGTCTAAATGTTTTGCCACTATCTGTTTCTGAAAATAAAGTTTTTTGATTACTTCTAAAATTTACTGCACGAAAGTCTGTATTGGGTAATGCACCACTCATATAATCGCCACTTTTCCTTTTTCATTTACTGCATTATTGATCATATTAACTATTGTCCCTCTACTATTGACTAATAATTCATTAAATCCTCTAGCATCAACAGTACTAATATTAAAATTCACAGTAACTGGCTGACTACCTGTAAGTTGATGATTAGGAACTACATTTGAAGGTGAATCTGGCACTATCAATTCAGGTCCTGCTTCTCCTACTAAAAATGGCTGTCCTTTATTCATACGACCACCAAGCCTACGACCTTGATATTTTTGACTTGCAATTGTTGCAATCTGAACTGCACCAAGACCAGCTATTAAACCAGCTATTGGAATTCCAAAAGGCCCCATAGCTAAAGCTCGTGTAACTCCTCTTGCAGTATTGACTGCCGCATCTGCTATCGCTAATGCTTTATTAATTTGAAATGCAGTTTTATTTGTTTTTGCTAATTCGCCTAAAAGTTCACGACCACTAGCTTTCATTAAATCAATTCTTTCTTTATTGCTTAATTTATCGAGTTCAAACATATTAAAATTTCTATCTTTAATCGCTTGAATATTTTTATTTAATCTATCTTCTCTAATTTTTGCTTCTTCATCTGCAGCTTGTTTTAGCAATTCTAATCTTTCATTTATGCCTTCTAATTTAATTTTATGTTCCAATTTGTTTAATTCTTTTAAATGTTTTTCTAACATTCTTTTTTCCATATCAGCATCTGATCCAGCTAAAATTCGATCATGAGCTAAAGTTTCTAATAAATGTTTTTGATCTTCAACCATTTTCAATTCTTTATCCATTCTATCTTGAATGAGTTCTAATTCTGTTTTTTGTCTTTTTTTAATATCTTCGATCATTTTTTTGTTTGCTTTAACGGAATCTTGCATTTGTTTAGTTAAATCAAAAATAGGTTGATCAGCAATTTCAATTACTTTTTCAGTCTCTTTTCCTAAATTGTTCATTGAATCTGACATATTATCAATAGCTTCAATATTCTTTTTTGTTTCTGCATCAATGACTCCTAAGAATCTTAAAAAGTCTGAAAATTTCTTCACTACGAATGCAACTGATTTACCAACTACTTCAAATGCAAAATTCACTCCTGACAATAAAAAAGATGTTAATTTTCCAAGTAATGCTATTACTGGTTCTATAAATGATGTTGTGGCGGCAAGATTATTTGTAAATCTAGTAACTTCTGGTGATACTTCTTGTCCGAAAGCATCTTTTAAATTATCTAATGCTATACCAAAGTTTGAGAATGATACCGATAAGTTATCTAATTTTTCTTCCGTAGCACCAGCAAATGTTTCGCCTAATCCTTTTTCTAACGCTTTTAAAATTTTGGCCGCGCCCTCTGTCGTTTGTCCGAACTTTGATATTTCTAATCTTGTTATCCCTAATTGTTCTTCTAGTATTCTAAAAACAGGAATACCACGATCAGCTATTTGATTGAGTTCTTCTAAACCTAAACCACCTTGCACACCTCTAGAAAATACTCTAGTCATAGCTTCGAGTACTCCTAATTGATCTGTCGTGACTGCGGCTGTATCTGTAAAGACTCTTAAAAGTTTTTCTGTTGGTTCTATACCACTAGCTTTTAATGTAATAAATGATCTTGATAAATCTTGAACACTAAATTGAGTTCTAGTAGCAAAATCAGAAATAAAATCAAATGCTTGTTTGCCTGCTTCTGCTGAGCCTGTTACTGATTTTAATGAGTCTCTTAAATCTTCAAACTCTGCTGTTACTCTTAATACTTCACGAACAACTAATGCACCACCGATTGCAGCAAGAGCAGCTTTTAATTTTCCTGCAGAACTTTTTACTTTATTTAAATTTCCTTGAACGCCTTTAAGAGCTTGTTTTGATTTATCTCTAGCGATAATATCAATATTTACTTTTTTAGTTGCCATAGTTAGATACGATTAAGTTTTTTGTTTTCTTTTTCCATTTCTTCTCTTTGCTCTTCAAAATATGCTAGCCACATATTAAACTCAAATACACTCATTTGCAATATTTCTGGAATAGTTTTATGCAATCTCTCTCCGAGAGCTAAAACATTATGAACTTCTGGATTTTTTAGTTTTTTTTAATGTCTTGGTAATCAGCACCAAGTATAGCATTTGAAACTCTGGCGATAACATCTGTGTCTGCTTTTGTCTTAAAAGATAAAACATGAGTAGCATTAAACATCTTATCGCCTTCTTTCGTTAATGCTTTTTCAATTATGACATCAATCAATATATTTAGATCGCCGTCATTTGCACCTTTAAATAGTTTTGATTTCTCAAGCATATTAAAAGGTTTAGCATGAATGGCTTTTTCGCCTACTAATCCCCACTCTGGAACTTCTATAACTTTAATTTCTATTTCTTCAAAATGTGATTTTACACCTTCAAAAAAATCTACTTTATCAGCCATAAACTATTATACAGTTCCGATAGTAAGACCACCAGTTCCTTGAAGTGATACAGTTCTTGTAGTTACTCCATCTAAAGTTACTCCGACAGACATTCCTGTAACGATTCCTGTTCCAGAAAATTTTCTATCGCCTGAATCTGCACCCTCTGGCATAAATTCAAAACTTAGACTTGAACCTTGAGTTAAAGCTGTCTGACCAGAATCAGTTTCATCAAAATTCATATCTATAGTTGCAGTGAATGTTCCTCTTCCAACTAAATATGATTTCATTGAGCTACCTAGTGCAGTGTCTTCAACAATATCGTGAGTAGTATCAACAGTAAATCCTGTTGCGTTACCGATATTAGTTCCGCCTACATGAACAACTCCTTCTTTTCCGTGATGTGTTGCCATTTATTTACTCCTTTGTTTTCTTTAAATCTTTTATAATCTTCTCAGTCTCTTTTGCAACTGAAATTTTTTTATTTTTTTCAATAACTTCATAACCGATCTTTGTATAATGTTCTACAAAATCTTGTGAAACAGTAATTATACTATTTCCTTTTTTCATGTTTACATCTTTAGCCATTATGCAGTCCCCCTTGTAAATTCATACATCACACGAACTGTTATACGAACTCCACCATAAGGATAGATAGTACCTTCGTCTGACGATGCTTCAATAATTTGTGTATCCAATGCATTTCCATTTCTAGTTATATCAGAATCAAGCGTTTCTTCAACTACTTCAATTATTTGGTTTCTAACAGTATCAATATTTGAATCTGTTCCTTTACCAAATGCAACTACTAAGAAGTCTATTGTTCCTCTATAAGAACCTGAGCCTGTATCGCCTATACTAGAAGCTTCTCGTGATTCGTCGCCTGTTTGAACAAATAATGCAGGGAATTGTGCATCGCTTAATTCTTCAACTTCAAATGGTTCCCTTGTGATTTTCTTAAACTCAATAGGACTAGTTACTGCATCTAGTTTTGTAATTATATCGTTTGCTATATTTTCTCTTTTGCTCATAATCCTAATTGTTTAAAATAAAATTTACTAAATTCATTTACTAATTTTGGTTCTTCTTTTCTTCCGATTGCGAAAAATGGCCTTTTAGGAAGTTTTCCTCTTCCTGTATCATGTAAAAAAGCTATTTTTTCTCTTTCCTTGTTTGCAAATAACAATGTGTTTCTAAATCCTCTTTTTCTATAATCTAAACTTCTAAACATTTTTCCTGAAAGAGTTAAATCTACAAATTTATTTTTCTTTTTTTTATAATCTTCACTTTC